TGGTAGATACCTAGCTTTCTGTATATCTATTCGGCAAGTAATAGTACCATGCCAACCAGATAACTTATTTTTAGACACACAAAGATGACGAATGTAATCCTCCTCATCCCCAAAGTTTTTACCTATCCCTATTATGATGTCTGCTTCGGCTGCCTTTCCTGTCTTACTATTCTCTAACATACTAAAATCTATCTCCTGTCTATTATGTGCATCATAAGATGCTTGTGATACAGCCCAAACCATACAGCCATGTCTTTTTGCCACAGCTCTTGAACTTTCATATAATGCTCTTAACTTTTCATCTACCCTTGAGTATGTTCCATTTACAGCAACCTTATCTAGCTGATCTACAAAAACTATATCTGGCTTATTTATCTCTATAAACTTATCTATTTCACGAATTGAAATCTCTCTACCTTCAAGCATAAACAAATTATCTTTTATTTTTTTGTTGTATACTTCATTGTATACCTCAATATTATCTTTTAACTCACTGACAGTCTTGCCTAAATAAGCACAGAAAACTCTGCCCTTGACCAGACGGCCCGGTTCCTCATTTGCAAAGTATGCAACTTTAAATCCTTGTTTTAGATATTCGGCTACTAAGTAAGAACAGAATGTTGTCTTACCTGTTTCTGGCCTAGCAAAGATAATACCAAGATTGCCTCTGCCCACACCTCCCACTCTGCTCTGTAGAGAAGGCAGCTCAAAGTGGAACTCAAAACCTTTCTCATGGGTCTCTAGATAGTCAGCAACATCATCCTCTACTCGGCTGTAGTTTGTGCTGTCCTCTGGCTGTTTGTTAACAAGCTGATCTACAAGTATTCGTAAACCCTCATAGTCTCCTTCATTACCTAGCCAAATGTCAGTAGCTTTAGAACCAATCTTCTGTGCCCTATCTCTTCTCCAGAAATTTACAATAAGATCTTGCATCATCTCAGGGTTATGCTGTACATGATTTGTCAGATCTTTTATAACAAGCTCTATAGAATCTCTAGAAGAGTCAGGCATAGAAGGAAATCTATCCCTGTGTAATTGTAACAACATATCCGTTGTCAAATCCTCACCATATTTGTCATGTGCAAAGCAAATAGTGTCAAACACTGTACCTACACCGTTGGCAAACATGTCTTTGCCTACAACGTCACTGGCCTTTTTATAAAAGGTGTTGTTGAGACATTGTGCTAATATTTGTTTCTCTATCGTCATTTTCTACCCCATTACACTAAAAAGTGTTCTACGTTAACTCAGTTAGTATTTTCTCCTTTGACCAAGTTTTAATGTCATTGTCTAAAAACTTAATGTTCGTCTGCATATGTACACTCAACTCCTTAGCAATGTCAATAGATTTTTTTGTAGCATCTTTGTCAAGGGCTACCACAGCCAACTTAAAGTTGTTTACTATCTCTGGAATATGTTCCTGTAGAAGGTTAGTTCCCATGAGAGCAACACCTGCATGTCCTGCTATCGTTACTGCACAGGCAGAAGCACAATCCTCTACAATCACAGCCACATCACTTTTGTTCTTAGTGATAAATGGTAGTTTAGAAGAGGCATATCGTTTCCACTTAGGCTTTCTATTTTTTAAGCTACGACCTACAGCATCAACAATAGTGCTTTCTTTGTATATAGAAAACACACACCTATCCTCTTTAACATCGTACTGTATATTACAGAACCTATTCTGGTAAGCATGGAATATATTATTATCACGAATGTAATCCATAGACAGTAGGCTCCTCTCTACAGGAACCCACGTTGCTGTCTCTAAACTAAAGCCTATCTCTTGTTTTTTACTCTGACTAGACCTGTGTACCATGCCTTGCACTTTTCCACTAATGTTACAACTAGCATAGAAACAATTATACAACAGTACGTTATGCTCGTTACTAACAGAAAAAGAATTGTTATGGCCACATACAGGGCAGTTGCTCCTATGAGAGACACCTTCTGGTACAGCCATTGCTTCAATGTATCCTTGGATGTCAACCATCTTTACTCTCTATTATCTGTACAAGCTCTGCTTTGTCTAGAGGTATATGAAAGAAAGGCTCTGTAAGATGAGGGGCACTGGTAAACCTACTGTTCTGTATAGTACCAATAGGTGATTTCTCTACATCTTCAGCATTTATAAACCATGCGTTTTTTAAATCATAATCAAATACTACAAATTTAAAAATGTGGTTAGGATATTTCTCTCTCCATATATTTATTAATCTTTGTTTTCTTTCAGGTATTCTTATTTCTTTCCATGAGGGATTCCATGTACCTTTCCATTGTGTTTTTATTTCAACTTCAAAGAAATGTTCTTTGTCTTCACTAATATTAGATTTGTCAAAGCTGTTAATAACCTCTTTCTTTGCAGACACATCAAAATTATAATTTTCTATACTTACTATATCTTCATAGTTATGTTCTTTTAAATAGTTTACCATAGCATTTTTAGCTTTTTTGTCATACATAATATATGATAGTCTATCAAATGAACGGTTTTTGTTAACATGCTTTTTCATCAAGTAATCCTTGTTAAGTTAATAATATTAACTATTATATGAATGAAAAACAGGCTGTCAACAAATCTTTTTACTTGACAGGATATTGCTCAACTGTATAATGGTTCTATGGATGATTTACAAAATGATTTTGAACAAGATGTATTAGACTTAATTGATACGTATAATAAAGAAGGTTTAGGAACACATGATCAAGTTTCTATACTATCTTATTTATGCTTTGAACTCTGTAATAAGTTATTCATGGATGTAAGACTTGGTTACACTCATATATTATCTGTGCTTATGCAGAGAATGGTATACGATATGCATGATGATCAAGAAAACAAAGAAGACAAAAAAATACTACATTAAAGGAATACATTATGTTTAGTTTTTTATCAGGTATAATTACAGGAATTATTAAGAATGGATTTCTGTTTTTATTTATTAGAGATAGTGGCAAAAAAGCCGAAAGGAGTAAAAATCTTGAAGAATCAAATAAATTACTTAAAGAGTATGAAAAAGTCAATTCTCGTAGTAGGGATGTCAAGTCTGTTATTGGTAGGTTGCGTAGGAAGTCTAACAAGGATAAGTGATTGCCCAACCTTTCCTTGGCCACCAGAAGCAGTTGTCAACACTTTAGAAGCAGAAGCCTATGCTAATGCAGAATTTTCTGTATGGTTAGCAGAGATAACAGCACATGGAGAGAAAATAGAAATTTGTCAGGGTGAAAACGAATGAAATACTATGTCAAAGTTATTGACGAAGACGACAACGTAGTTTTGTCAGTTGGTGTACATAGTATTGATTTGGCAAAACGATCTGACCAGAAGATGCTATGTCAGAAGATACAAGAAGTTTGTCAGCATGATGATGATACACAAATGGAAATGTTTTAACTTGACAAGGAGGATATTATGTCAGACAGTACTTTTATTAGTTGGTTAGAAACCGAATTAACAATAAAGGAGAAAGAAGATATGACCAAAAAGAAAAAGTTAGAAGTGCCTATGATTACAGATACTCAGTTAAAATTTGTCAACCGAGTAAAAACTCTTGTATCAGACATACAAGATAGTGGAGTAGAGCATCTTACCTATTCTGATATCAGCAAACTTGATAGAGCTTATGATGCTGTAGTGGAAGAGTCTAATCTAATGCATCAAAGTCAAACTGTAGAGTACGGAGAAAGTAAAGGAGATGTTATACGAGCCTACTACAAGGATTTAGTCAGACCAGATGACCCTAATGCTTGGAAGGAAAAAGATGATGAGTAATTATCTCATTATAAAAAAGGAAGATTTGTCAGAAGTTTTACCTTCTTGTATACAGGGTAAAATATTTACTGCAAAATTTGTCAAGAAAGATGGAGAGTTCCGTACTATGAATTGTCGTCTTGGTGTAAAGAAACATTTAAAGGGAGGAAAAGATTATAATGATGCTACTAATGTCAATATTACTGTTTTTGATTTAAAGAGTAAAGGGTATAGAAATATTCCTGTACATAGACTAGTGGAAATAAATTGTGGTAATTTGTCAATCCGTAATTGGAATACAGATACAAGCAATGTTATTATGACTGTTGCTGTATAGGAAGTAGTGCCTAGTAAAAACAGGTACGAATAGAAGGAGTAGTTCATGGTTAAATTGGGCTACTCTTTTTTTTTGTCTAAGGGGTTGACAATGTTTTGTAACTGTGAAAGGGTTATTGTAGAAAAGGAGAACACCATGAAAAGAACTAAAATACATGAAGTCATTGCTGTACAGACTGAACAGGATATGATTAAGATGAACAAAAAAATTGGCCACTATTTAAGTTTAGGAAAAAGAATAGACGTTAAGATAAAGAATGGTTCTGTACATATAACCGAACAGAAGAGGAAGGCATAATGCTACAGAAAGTCAAAGACTATCTACAGGAAGTGGTAGACAACACCGATCCTAGCACTGTAGGACAAGAAGATGCTCTGTTTAGTGATTACTACCTGAACGGAAGGAAAGAACTTGCCGAAGGTTTATTATCACAAATGCAAAAGTGGGAAGCAGAAGAAGAACAAGGAACTGTCTATACAGGAGATGCAC